TGCTCTGCGTGCGTTGCTATGTCGGCTTTGGCTGCGTGCTTGGCTTCCTCGGTCATTTTGCCGATACTTCCATAGCTGCCGCCTCCGGTGGATGCTCCACCGCTGCCGCTGTTCCTGGGTTTTGCTATCTGCTTAACTTCGATCATGTGCCAATCTCCTTTAATGTGAGGTCGGCACGTCCCTCAATAAGGTTTCTGCCGATGCCCTGCACGAAAAATTCTTTGCCCAAAGCCTCGTGGCGATAATGGTTAAACAGACTAACAACATTATCAATGTCCCTTAGTTTCTGTTCCATCACGATACGTGGCTTATGGTATTCAGTATAATAACTATCCACGTAGATTTGTTCGGGCTTTGCCTTAACGTTGCCGTTTCGGTCGTACACCTCTAACACTCCGTCCCCGGTTGATATATTCAACGGTGTGGATAACTTCACCGTATTGCTAACTCCCAACTGGGCGCACTCCGTGGCGGTCAATGCCGAATTTATCTTAAACTCCAAATCGTCCTTTTTATTCACAAAGGTTTCTTTGGTGTCGCTCATATAGATAATATCGTTATCATCATTGCCATTGCTGATTAGTCCATTATCGCTATAAACTTTAACCTCAAACGACTTAATCAGGATGCTACTAACATGGGCTAAAAGCGGTACTGATGAGCTGCTCCACTTTGTATGCCTGAAAAAGGTAGGGTGGCGGCGTGTGATAACGTCCCATGTAGCATTAACAGGGCCTAATATCATAAACCTAACCTGCCCACTTATCTTGTCTTTCTTCTTAATAGCTATGCCCGTTCCCTCTGCGTCGATTCCAATTGTATAGGAAAAAGTCTTTTGCAAATCAAATTCCTGTCCTATTATCTTGTCACCTCGCTTAGGGTCTATGCCAATAGTAAACGACTGCTGATAATATTCATCATCACTACTACATTGCTCACGTTCCTTGTATGGCTTCCACACAAAATTTTTGTAGGTTTCTTCCTCTTTATCCGTGTATGGAATAGGTTTGCCGTTCTCGTCTGTATCACCTTGATCATTGTCGGGCGTCTTTTCCACTACGCATTTATCGCCGATAATCAGCATACACGCCAATACTGCAACCTTACTTATCTTGTCGCTGCCGTCCCCAACTGCGCTATAATTAAATTCGTACTCCTCCGGGCCTTCGCCTGTATATGGATAAAAACCGTTATTGCCGCTTTCGTTCCATGTTACTTCCTCGCTTGGTCTTTCGGCTCTCCAGTAACGACGTGTATAATAACGCCCATCTTTGTTGTTGCGGCTTGGTACGGTCTTGTGCCAAAAATACATTGGTGGCGGTGTTGTTCCGCCTCCACCTCCGCTACCTTGGTACGGCGGTCTGTCCCCCATCTTCTCACGCATACTGGAAAAATTACCAGTAGTCGCCATTATTGGATTTAAAATAAGTTTGCCGGACAATACTATATAGTTAGTAGTGTCTTTGTCTGACGGCGAAAAAACGCCACCTGCCTTATTACCAATGTAAACCGCATACGGTATATTTTTCTGTATGTCGGTAACATTAGGGTATGTTTCTGCTTCCTTGTTGTTTCCATTACCATTAACCGACACAACTAAATAGTTAGTCATGTTTACCTTAGATGTCGGGCTATTATCGTCGTTAGCGGTATTAATCTTAACACTACCCAAACTCATAATAGCTGCACCCGGTGCCTGCCCCAACCACATAGGCAAATTATGTTGGTTCGTTCCGTCGCTGCAAAAGTAGTCCACTAAATCAACCTCGGTGTTTCCTTTCATCGGGAACGTCCAATACTTATTTTGCCATACTTGCACAAACCAATCAGTAATAGCACCTCCACCATAGGTAGTGTTTTCATCATTCACCATTGCTTTCATTGCATAATATGCGGTCGTACCCTCTCCGTCGCTCGAATACTCAGTTAGGTATTTTTGCTTATTGATGTATGGGCTAACCAACAAATCATCGTCCAATGGGCTTTCTATCACGCTTTCGATGTCTTCCACCTTGGCGGTTAATAGAAGTTGGTTATATACGTCGCCTATACTTATCGTGGTATCGCAATCGGCCACGTTAGCCAAAGCGATTGTTACGGCTTGCTGCGCCGTTGTCTTGGTGCTGTTGGCTACGATGTCATGCCAAATAATCTTATCAGGTGTCGCCTTGACGGATTCCCACGAAAAGATATAGAAGTTAAAGCCGTCCTGCACGATATGTAAGTTAAGGTACTTCAAAAGTTCCTCCAACACTTCATCTTGCTGCCAAACGTCGCTCTCATCGTCACCCAAAAACAACAAATCAGATATTGAAAGCTGCCTAAATACCTGATAGCGGTTGGCGGTCTGTGCATCAACTGCCTTGCTGCCATCATACCAGAATTTAATATTTTGGTTGCCCAATATATCCAATTCCTTGGTAACACCTTGCAATATCTCGGTAGCAATATCATAAAAACTACGCTGCGCTTCCTCTGCCTTGACGAAAGCATAGATAACGCCCAATGCACCCACATTCTTATACTTGCTATACTGCAAAGCACTAAGCGCATCAATGCAATTTAATTCCAGTTCGTCCCATCTGTTGTTGTACGGCTGCGACAAAGTTTGCGGCTCAATGAACCCGGCAAAGATACACGTATCGTTTTTATAGATGTTTACGACTGCATCACGGCATGAGGTACTAAAAAGGTCTTTAATCAGGTTGCCGCAAAGCAATCTTATTTTAGCCGAATTTCTCAAAAGCACATCGAAAGTGTCGTTTACCTCATTCTCGATTTCTGCCGGATCCTCGCTAAAATATACATCTGCCTTTTCTGTACCTATTTCAATGGCCTGCGTGCGATCGTTCCCGGTAACGATGTGTACCGTTATCGTATCGCCCTGCTGACTTAGAAAACTGCCGTGTATATACATATTAACTGATTTTTATTTGTTACACATTATAGTTCTTACCGCTCTTTTTCGCCACTCGCTTAACATCTGTAATCATGTCAAGTATCTTGCGTGCGTTGGCATTCATATTGATGTTTACCTCCGTGGCTGTCGGTTCAATGTCGTTTGTTATATTCTGCATCGTTACCGGCTGTAACCTCCGCTCCGTAAAGGTAGGCGGCTGAAACTTGCCGTCAATCATGCCAAACAATCGGGCTTGCTGAAACTTGTTTAGTATCATCTCGCCGCTGTTCACTCGGGCAAACTTCTTGTCACCCGATGTAGAAGTACCGCCGATAACACCACCAGTGGCAAATCCCGAAACTGCTGCGAGTGCTGCAATAACCGCCGCCACACCTGCCGCAATCGCTACCAGGTTCAAAGGGAACGGCATTTTTGCACCGCTCGCCGTGGCATTTGCTACCGCTTCACCGCTCTTGGCTGCCGTGTTGGCTGTTGCTGCTGCCGCTTCTCCTGCCGTTGCTGCTGCATCGGTAGTGGATGCAGCCGCGTGTGCTGAGGTTGCCGCCGTGAGCATACCGAACAACTCCACAATACCCTGTATGCCCTCGGCAATGGAAATGAAGCCGTTAATAAGTCCCGTCACCTGCTGCCAGGCATCGCCGTTGCCCTCCAGCGCATCACTTATGCCCTGAATGCCGTTGCCTACGCCTTGGATGTTTCCCCAACCGCTTTTGATGTCGCCAAACACCTTGTCAAAACCCTTGCTGTCAAGTTCAATCTTTATAGGCTTCAATCCGATTTCTGCGAGTTGTCGGTTTATTTCCTCAATCTCTTTCAGTGCCTCGTCCTTGCCTATGATTCCTATCTCGTAGTCGGTTTGTATGCGGCTTGCCTTATTCTGGGCGTTGCTGTGGCTCTGTCGTTTGTCGGCTGCACTTCCCTGCACGATGTATGTCGGTTCTGTCTCTGCCTTGATAGATACCTTACCCTTTGTAGTTTCGTCTATCTGCCGTTGTATGTCGGCTATCTTGGCATCGGCTTTCACCCTTGCATCTATTGTGGTGGCTTCCTCAAACTCCTGCTGTGCGTCGTGCAACTGTTCTTGCAGTTCCTCGATGTAGGTTTTGAAATGTACCTCTATCGGCTTAACGCCCAACTTTTCAAGCTGTTTGTTAATGTCGGCTATCTGCCTTTCGGCATCTTCCTTGCCGATAAGTCCTATTTCAAAGTCCTGCCTTATCCGGTCTATGTTGTGTTGTGCATTGGTTCGGCTCTGTCGCTTGTCGGCATCGCTTCCCTGCACAATGTATGTTGGTTCTGTCTCTGCCCCGATAGATACCTTACCCTTTGTAGCTTCGTCTATCTGCCGTTGTATGTCGGCTACCTTTGCATCGGCTTTCACCCTTGCATCTACGGTCATGGCGTTGCCCATTTCCTTTTGTGCCGCCGCCAACTGCGCCTGTAGTTCCTCTACGTGGGTTTTCGGTTCATCTTTCTTGTCAGTTGTCTTTGGTGTCGTGGTCTTGGTCGGTGTGGTCTTGGTCGGTGTGGTCGGGGCTGTCTTGCGGTAACCATCATACTGCTTGTATGTGATTTTGGTATTTTCCCTTACCAGACTTTCCATTTGCTTTCTCACGACTTGCTCCTTTCGGTAAAGGTCTGTAACCTTGGCGTTGGCTTTCTCGTAGTCGCTTGATCCCTTGACCTCCACATCTGCATACTGTGGAATAATCTTGCCGTCCCCTGCGTCCACTTGCCCTATTGCAACCTGTCGGGTCTTGCGCTTTTTGCTGAAACGGCGTGTCTTACCGTTGTCGTCGTGGGTGAAGTCGTGCCGTTTCTGCTGTAAGTCCGCCGCCTTGTTAGCCAAATCCCTAATGCGTATCTCGTTAATCATCTGATTACAGTACGCCTTGGAGTTGCCAACAAGTGCCGTGTACCACTGCGCCACGGTGGAATAGTAGCCCATAGCATCACCGTAGGTATTGTTCATCTCGCCAACAAGTTTCTTTTCTTCCTCTTTGCTGCCCTTGAACGCCTTTAGCTTGGCTATGTTGATGTCTATTGCCGCCGAAATCTCGGTTCTCTGCTGCGCCTCCTGCTGTCTTGCAGCTTGTGCCGCCTCTTCCTCGGCTGTCAGTTGCTTGGTGCTTCCTGCCGCCTTATCCGATGAAGTGGCAAGATACGAAATTGCTTCCGTCAATGCCCAGACTGCCACGCCCACACCTGTAGAAATAAGCAAAGACTTAATGGCTACCTTTAGGGTGGTCGCTCCGATGGTCGCCCCGGTAAATGCCGCTTGCATCACTCTCGTTACGGCTGTCAAGCCAACAACGGATGCTCTGAAACCTATGCAAACGGCATTCACCACCTTTGTCGTTATGCCGAAATTGGCGATAACCATTGTTGCGCCCTTTATGCTGTTGCCTAACGAAATCATGGAATTTACGATAGTCAACGCCTGTGCCGCAAATGTAATCTTAGGCAACCACTTGGAAACCAATTCACCGATTTGTACCTTAATGGCTGCAAACTGCATCTCGGTTTGCTTCAGCTGTCCTGCATCAGTCTTGCCAAGTTGGGCGTTCATGTGTCCCACATTATCGGTGATAATCTGTGCCAACATGGCGGCACGCTGCTGCTCCGTGCCGTACTTCATAATGTTTTCTTGGGCCTCGCTGAACGTGATACCCACACGCCTTAGCGCCGATGTCTGCCCAGTCATGGCCTTGCCCATGAGGTTTGCCACACTTCTTGCATCCTCCTGCGTGGCGTTCAAACCTTTCTGCTGTGCCAAAAGGTCGTTCATGGCTGGTATCAGCTGCTCCAACGTGCCTTTCTCTTTCAAAAAGGTTGCTATCTGCTGTGCGCCTGTCTTCTGTATCGTACCGCCGATAACACCCAACTTGGATTGTGCGCCGATAACCTCATTAACCTTTTTGATGTCCTCCTCGGTTGCTTCCATACGCTGACGCATCACGGTAGTAAGCTGTGTGTTGGCCTGCTGCACGGCATGGTAGCTTGCCGTTAGCCCTGCCATCGTGTCACGCAAACCATTTATGGCACTCGAAGCGTTTTGCAAAGCCACAACCGTCTGGTTTACCGTAATCATCTTCTCCCGGAACTTGGCGGCACTGCTCTTGGCGGCATCGAGATTGTCGCGCAGTTCCTTTGCCGATGTTGAGGCGGTAACTAACTGCTCTTTGCCGTCAATGAGCAACTTAATGTTAAACTTTATTTCTTTTGCCATATTTTCAGCGTATAAGTAACTAAGTAATCAATATTTTTTGTATCTTTGTGGCGTAACCCAATGGATTAGAAGTATGAGACAAAACAGAAACATATCGGCAAAAAGGCAAACCAAAGAAAGAAAACTTTGGCGAAACATCACTATTGCCTCTTTCGCTGCTGTTGTCGTTTCGTTGTTGTTCCTTGGTTGCATTGCCTTTTTGGTTAGTATTCTGTTCATGCTCGTAGCTTATGGGCAATATGATTCACGCAAACCATATAAGGATGGTGGGCATACACCTTGGTACTACGGCGCACTTTAGCCATTTCCTACTTTTCCCAACACTTCCTCAAAACGCTTTAACGCATCTTCCTTAGATACTGCCGGGGCTTCTTTCGTATGCTCCGGCTTTTTCTTCTCCCATGGAAAGGGTAGAAGTCCGTGGGGCGTTAGCCCTTTCTTTGCATACGGCTGTATGGTTATTGCCGCAAGCATACGCATACGTTCCCAACTGTCTTGATACTGCGCCGTTCGCTCCTCGCTGTAAGCCTTGTATATGCGGCTGAACTCCTCGGGTGTGAGGGCGCAAAAATCATTGTAGGGCAAACCGATGTTGCCAACGGCTATACCCAGAATGTCGAAGATGCCTAACTTTTTTTTTCACCCTCCGTGTCGGTGTCCTCGGGTGCCTGGTCTGCCGTGGCGTTCACGGTGTCCGTCCACTTGTTGAGGTCTTCGGGTGTGAGGCTGTCGGCAAAGTCCATAAGCGACATATCGAACTTTACGCCATCGTGCTTACAGGCTGACGCCACGCAACAAAACAGATAGGCACACATATCCGATAGGCTGTTGCCTAACTCCGTCACCTCCTTGCCGGTCTCTTTCTTAAAGCGAAGCATAGCCCCCATAGTCTGTCTACAGGGGTATGCCTTGCCGTTGATCATGATTTCAATCTTTGGCATAAATCAACAATTAACTAATAATTCAACAAATCAAAAATTTATCTTAAAAACAATATGGCCTTTGTTCCATGTGGGCGTTACTTGCCCACTGCCTTGTCGGTGTCGGTTGCCTGCGTCGCTGTCGCATCCTTGCCCGGGTAGGTCTCAGGCTCGCCGTCGTTCTCCAAAGACACGCTGTAAGTAGCATCGTCCTGCGCCGGGCTTGTCTCCTCCAATGAGGCGATAACAAAGTTACCCTTTACATAAGGTTTCGTGTCGCCGCCTCGCTTGAAAGCCTCAACCTCCACACTTGCGCCCTTACCCCAAAGTGGTGCAATCTGCTCGTGTCCGTTCTCGGTTTCGCCATAGAAGCGCAAACCCTCGGCACTGATAGAGATAGACAAACCAGTCACTCCCTTGCCCTTCCAAAGTCCGCTGCTCTTGGCGGCACTCGCTACAGGCTTGACGGCACGGTCTTTTGTCTCGCTGTTGAAAGTAAGGGTGTGGCTTGTGCAATGTCCCACCGCCTTGCCTCCAACCTTCAGCAAAAGGTCACTACCATTGATATATCCAGTATCTTCCATAACTATAAAAACTAAATGGTTCTAAATTACTTAAATTCTGACTTGATAAACAAGCTGCTGCACAAAGGCATCATCCTCGTATCCCTCTTCGCTGTCGGCAAGCGTACAACTGCGCATCTTCACGCCGTCGTGTTCTCCGCTTGCGTAGTCGAGTGCCTGACGCACCGCCTCGGCAAGCTCCACGCCCTCGGCATACTTTGCCGTATAGCAAACCACCTCCATAGTAACGGTGTCGGCTCCCGGCGTTCCCTGCTTAGTGGGATTGTGCGCCAATGCCGCACGGCGATATAATATATAAGGTAGTTGGGCGTTGTCTATCACGATGGGGAAAACCTTGTTTGTTCTCCGCTTCACTTCCTCGTTAGATAGAAGAATATCGCGAATAATGCTGCCCGCGCTTAATGATGTCTTTTTCTGTGCCATAGCTATATTTTATAAAAGTCCCTGCTTTCTTGCCGCTTTTTCCACGTTGTTCTGCAAGTTGTTGAAAAGGTTGGTTTCCACGCTGTCGGCGGTCTGCTGCTCTGTCTTAGCGAGAAAAGCGTAACGCTTCATCTTGCCGCGGCTCCCACCGCCTCGTAGATACTGCCTTATTTTCTTGCCCGTGAACCTGCTTTTACCGAAAAACGATGAAATACGCCGCCCTACATGTCTTTGGCGTGTTCCGTCCTCTGCCCACATCAAAACAGGCTTTTCCATGTTCTGACGGTTGAGGTGGATGCCCTTGCGCCTACCGTGTGGTTTAACGCTTACCATGAAGCCCAGGCCGTAGCGATCGGGGTAGGTACGCACATAGATGCCGCTTGAAAGACTGCGCTTTGTGCCACTGCCAATGCCACTTTGTCTCAGATTGGAGACTGCCGCCTTTTTCAGGCGGTTTCCCTCCCTGCGCATGGCACTTCGCATAGCCTTGCGTTGGTCTTTCACGTCGAGTGCCTTGTAAACATCGGCAAACGGCTTGTTGATGTCGGTAACGGTTTCTTTCATCGTTCTGGCTGCATATACATTAAGAAAACAGTATTATTCGTTTACCCGTTCACAAACTAAAGTGTTCATACCCCTATCAATGTTTGGGATGATGGCAACCACCGTATAAAGGTAGCCACCTAACTGCTGCACTCTCCAATTTTCTTTAACCGGGTGTGCGTCCCTCACATTAAATTCGGCTCGATAGTCGGGGAAATGTTCGCCCACTTCCTCGCTACGGTTTCCGCTCTGCTTCTTCCTCTCCGCCCATACGGTACGTATAGGCTCGTAGGTTGTCGCTTCCTCGCCGTAGTCGTTTGTTGTCGCCGTAGGCTTCAACAACTGCAAACGATATTTCATTTCTCCTGCTCTCATTCCGCTAATTTCCGATAGGGTTTAATTAAGGCTTGTAGCGAATCAGGCACGGCGTGCATCTGCACGTTACTCACACTTTCACGCTGATTGTACCAATGTGCGCCCAACATCATTATAGCGTGTTTTATGGGGGTAGGTACATCATGTCCGTTACCCATCTGCGCCAATTCCTCTTGGGTTCTATTGGTCGCCGTGATAACTGCGCTTTCTGCTGTATCTAATAGATGCTGCAAATACTCGTCATCATCGGCGAAATCATCAGCCCTTACGTGCTTCTTAAAAAGTGCCAAACTCACTACTGCCATAACGTTATAACTTTATAAATTGTGATTACTTACTTAACCCTTGGTGCCTGCTGCCACTGCTGGGTCCTTAGACAACATGGCAAACGCCTCCTCACGCAATGTGGTAATAGCGTAGTCGGCATTGAGCACGAAGTCGATAGAGTTCTTACGTGCGAGTGTATAAGGGTCGATGATGATTGACATTTCACCAAACAAGCCCTGTGGGGCATACTTGAATGAACCGAACAATACCGAACCCTCAGCCACGTATGAGCTACAGAATACCGGTACACCCGAAATCTTGCCGTTCTCATCAACGATAGCCTGGTTTGCACCGCTCCACTTTGGCGTACCCTCCAAAAGTGCCTTTGTGGTCTCTGTCATTACGTAGCAAAGTCCCTCCGGCATGATGTTGGCACCCAAAACAATGCCCTTGAGTGCAAGAAGCTCGGCGAGGGTAGGTGCTTCACCCTTATAAGTCTTCTTGTTAGCTGCCTTGAGGTTGACGAATGGGCCTACAAGATTTGTAGCCTTTTCCACCTTTACGGTGCTGAACATGATTTTGTTCATAAGGGCGGCTGCCGCAACTGGCATATACTGGGTACATACAAGCTGCAAAAGGTCGTCGGTCTCGTTGAGTGCTTCACGTGTGATAGGCACGGCTACGCCGATACGCTCAGGCTTTGCCAAAAGCTTGCTTGCCTCGATTTTGGTATCACCCAGTTCCACGCCCTCATCATTGATGGTAGCGGCGAATGTCTCGATTACAGGCCACTGATAGTTACCTTTCAGTCCGGTGAGCAATGGCGAACCGATTGCCGAAAGAATGGTCTTTGCATACAATGGTTCTACGATGTCGCCCATGGTGACCGGTGACGGATTGGTAGAACTGCCCGGGTTGAGATAACCCGAAGTGTTGCCGCCGAAGTCAGAAGCTACGGCGCGGCTGATCTTCAACTCAAAACGCTGTCCGGTCTTGACGCACTCACGCATCTGCTTGTTTACTTCCTCGATGTCCTCACGGCGCATAACCTCTAACGTAGGGGTAGCCGCCTTGATTTTCATTTCGAGGATGTCCATTTCACGGTAAAGGGCTTTACGCTCTCCCTTTTCCGCATCTGTGAAGTCTTCGCGCTCCTTGTCGTTCTCCAGGCCCTGCGCAATTTCTGCGAGGCGGTTTTTGATTACGTCCATGCGCTCGTAGGCTTCACGAAAATTAAACTTTCCTTTTTTCATTTGTCAATGATTAAAATTAGTAACTAAAAAACATATATAGAAGCCGCCTCTACAGATTGCGGCCAACACTTGCTATGCGCTCACGCACCGCATTGATACGTTCACGCTTCTTGCTCTCGTCTATCTGCTTGGGCTTCGGCTGCTGCTCAAACTTGATGCCTGCCGCTTCCACCTCACGTTTGCTTACGTCTGTCTGCTCGTAGGCTGGGTCGGTGGTAATGGTAAAGTCGTAAACGTTGTCAATACGCTTCACGTGGCGCAAAAGAATATCCTCGCCATCGTCGCCTTTCTCGTCCAGACGCTCGTAGCTCACGGCGTTCTCGCTGTCGCCCTCATCGGTGGAATAGATAAATGAGCACCCGGCAATATCACCACGGCTTACCAGTTCCAAAGCCTTGTCGCCGTCAACCGTGTGCGGCATTTCTGCCCAGAACTTCACGCCCACCTTGTCAACTTCGTAGCTTAAAGTACCATTACCCTTGTTGCTGCGTGCCAAAACCAACTGGCGGTCGTGGAACATCGTGAGTTTGATGTCCTGCTTATCCAGCATCTCGCGTGTCACACACCCAGGTTCCAGTACCTCGTAATAGTTGTTCCACCAATCACATAAAAGGCGGCTACGTACACCGAACTTCAGTGCATAGCCCTCAATCGTGCGGCTTTCCGCTCCGTCGGTAGCCTCACGAATGCGAAGCCCCGACACAATAGCTATTGTTCTTTTCTTTTTCATTCTCCGTTGTTTTTATCGTTGTTGTCATTTCCCTTTGCAGCTGTGCCCGATAGCTTTTCACTGCCCAGCGGTGCAAGATTGGTAGAAAGATAAACCGTATCGCCTCCGTCGATGGTAGGTTGGTTTTCCATCCTGCGCCAATCGTTCACGGTGTAAATGCCGCTCTCGATCGTCTTTTTCTGATAGTCGGCGAGTGACTGCAAATCCATTGAGTAAATACCCCGGCGGTCAAACAGAAAACGGCGTTTGCAGCACAAAAACCGCGGTATCAGCTTTCGGGTCAGTTCGCATTCTATACGCTTCAATATCGGGTTGAGCGTGTTGGAAAGAAAAGCCACGTTTGCCATTTCGGCACTTTTGTAGTTGCTGCTCGTATCATCGAACACGAAAGACGGGTGAACACCAAAGAAACGGCATATCTCGCGCACCGTAAACTTTCGGCTCTCCAAAAACTGCATATCCGTGGAAGAAAGCGAAATTTGCTTAAAGTCCACCTGCCCCGGCAAACTTACTATGCGCTCGCCCCGGCTGAAACGGCTATCCACGCTTTCGGCTGTCTTCTCCAGTTCCTTGTCCTGGTACTCGCCAAATCCCGTAGTAGTCTTGTCGTTGCTGATAATGCCGCGAACACTGCCGCCATTGGTAAACCGGTTCTCCGTCTCCGCATCTCCTGCCGTGGCAATATCCATCGTGCGCCTTGCGTGGGTCAGCACGCTTTCACCCCTGCGCCCGTCTGAGGAATGCAAGTAAAGGTGTATGATGTCCTTTTCCTCGAATGTGCCGAACACTCCATTATAGGCATCGGCTATGTAGTAACGGCTGTTCAGTGGGTCGTGGGTCACGGTGTGAGGTCGGCAAAGCACTAAGTCGGTCAACTCTCCCAGTACATAGCGTGGGTAGATGTAGGCATTTCCCTCAATGAGCATCAGGCGCACCGCCATCGTCCAGAAGTCAAACGCCGACATTTCGGGTTGAGGCTGCACGGTCAGAAGATAATGCAGATCACTTGCCGTGTCTTCCTGATAGCGTCCATCCCTGCACCGCATGTACTGCAAACGTAGGCTCGCCACGCTCTCGCTTAGAAGCGTCACGCACCGATATACCGCTGCAACCGTCATGGCATCACCGCCCCAGGCTGAAAACACCGCCACGCCGCCACCAGTCCTTACGGTGGTGGGGCGCGCGGTGTCGGCTGTGTCAGCACCTGTTGCCTCACGGCTGAAAAATCGTTTTATGTTATTCCAAAATGTTGCCATCCGTCGTTTCATACAAAACCGCCAAAGCTACGGCAATTTGAATGCTGTCAACTATCTTACTGTTTTCGCTCCGGCGGTGTTCTGTCCTTTAATTATGAGTAAAAAATCCGAGGCTCCCACGCCAAATGACTAATGAGCCGCTACAAAAATACAATCGTATTTTGCAAAATCCAAATGCCGTTTGGCGCATCGTGGCGCACGTTGGCGCAACGTGGTAAAATTATTAGTTTTTTAAGAAAATAGTTTTTGGCTGTTAGGCTAAAAGGCACAAAAAAGCCGCATCGGGCGTTAACCCGACACGGCTAAAGATAACGCCCTAACGGCGTTTATATAAAGTGAACTTGAAAGCGTAGCGTGTGAAATTCAATATTAAGCAAACTGCACCGTGCTTAGATCGTGCCCGAAAGCATGGATAGCGTCCATTATCTTCTTCACCGTCTTTGGCGATGGATTGCGACGTCCTGTAACGTAGTGGCTAAGCTGCTGTGGGTTTACACCCGTCAGACGTGACAAACCCGCCAATGAAAGCACCTTTGAGTAATAGGCAAGAAATGATGCCATATCATAGACGTAGCACATTTTCACTTCCTCAAATGGCTCATTATGCCGTGCATACGATTTCTTTATGTCCTCGTAGCCACCTTCGAAATAACGTTTGGCCTCTTCCACGCTCTTGCCTGTACCTGTTACCAGATAACCCAAATCATCGGCATCGCTGTAAATGCTATACGTTCCGTCGCTTGCTCTTTCGATAACTGCCTTAACCTGTCTCATTGTTGTATCTCCTTAATGTTCTGTTTATAAATCTGTTTTGTAAAAGACGGGGGCTTAAATAAGCCCTGCCGCCCTCTTGATGCTCCGTAACGTTCCGGTTGCCACTTCCTGCGAATGGTGGTGGCTCATTGGAAACCTTACTCCCGTCTTGGGGTTTATCCATAGCGGATGCCCCGCCTCTGTCTCGCCTGTGTCGTAACACCCGGCTTTCTTTACCAGTCTTTCAAGTTCGTTGTACTTCATTTTGTCTTTTGCTTAATTAAATTTCACGATGCAAAGATAATGATATTTGTTTGAATATCAAAATAAATAGGGTAAAATGTTATTGATATTAATATCATTTAACGAAATAAGCCGCTACACCATTACGATGCAGCGGCTATGTATGTGGGTTTTGGTAATGTCGGGATAGTGTCCCTATGGCTTGTTTGTCACCGTCTTTATAACGGCATCCTCGGTGAGCCATTCAAGCGGATACATGGCATCAAGCAAACCGTGTATTCTCAACTCATAGTCGGGTGGCAGCTCCTCCAGCAACCATTTTACGTAGTCGCGTGTCTGCCTGATCGCATCACGGAACGTGTCGGCATTATATACCGGCATTCCGTCACGGTCTGTTATCACCAGACTTGTAACTTTCTTAGGCTTCTTGTATCTCATCGCAAACCTCCTTTCTTCAACTTGGCATCCTCAATGCTGATGATGTTAGTGCCGTATATCAAAGCCTCCAACGTGTATTGTGCGTCACGAAGTTCTACAGGGTCTATTCTGTGTTGTGGGTCAACCATCATCATAAGGTTGTCGATGTAGTCGTAAACTCCCTCTAAGTTCTTAACAAGCTGCTCGGGTGTGAAATCCTCGCTGTCAAGTATGATGGTGCTCTTTTCCTCTTCTGTATATCGTCTCATAATTATGTCCCTTTCTATATGTTTTGATGTTAATGTATATGTTATATGCTCATGCCCTGAAAGTGGATGCCGTTAGTCGGCATCCTCTATGTAGCAATAGTTCATAAGATACTCCAACGTGCCCTGCACGCTTCGCACCTTGCTCGCACTTACCTTGATGTCCTCGGGCAAACCTGCCATAAGGTCGTTGATGAACTCGTACACCTCGCCGATGTTCTTCTTCAAATCGTCTGCGTCGGTGTTAATCTGGCTGCTCACTGTGATAGTGTCCATGTGCTTTTTGTCTGTAAGTATCATATCCTTATTCTCCTTTATCCGTTAAGTTAAACATTTCGTTAGTGTCCATTCCCATCATCACGCCCATTGCCTTGACAAAACGCTGCATAAGGTCGGTTGGGGTCTGTGGCATCGTTGCCGCCGTCGGTTTGCCCTGCTGAGGCTGAGGCTTTGCCGTCTCGGTCGGTGTCGGTGGGGTGGTAGGGGCTTTTGGCTTGGTCTGCTGTGGCAATGCAAGCTGCTCACGGCTCAACCCTGTGTTGTTGCCGAATGCCGCCAATACCTGTTTGTGTACCTCGCTGCTGATGGACCACGTACGCTTACACATGAGGGCGAAGCCGCCAACTGTAATGTAATAGCATCTGTTGGCTCTCTTGCAATTGGTCTTCTTCGCCCAATCGTCCGACTTGATGAACATACGGCTTGGGCGGCTCGAATACTTGAACATACGCTGCACGCTGTCCATCACGTCGCCATGTCTGCGCCCTGTCAGTCTTGCCAACGTGCGTGAACTAATTACGCGCTTGCCGTTCATTACCTCCACGATGCCGTCCTCTGTTGTGGCGGCTGGCTGCTCGGTGGTCTGTGGCTCGGCCTGGCCCTTTCTGCTCTTGGCTGGCGGCATAGCTGCCACGCGTGCATCAATCGCCGCCTCCTCTCGTTCCTCACGCTCCAGAAGCTTCTCGTACTCGATGGCTTCCTTTCTGTCGTGCTCCTCAATGGCTTTTGCCATCTGCTCGGCTCTTATCTTAGCCTCCATTTCGTTGAACGCCTTGATGTAAGCCTCTTTCCACTTCGCTGCCGTCTTTCCGGTAAAACCCATAACAAGAAACATAAAGCCATCACGGGTAATGTAATACATTGGCAACTGCTTTTTGATGTTGCCATTTTGGTAGTCGATTTTAGAAAGCGCAAAATTTCGCTCTCTAAATTCTTCGCTGCAATCCAACGACTTAACGGCTTTCAGAACATCTTTGTGCTGCTTGCCGAAAACCTCCGCTACTCTCAAAGATGTAGTAACGGCGTGCTCGTTTTCTACTGCTACCAAACTTAACTCTTGGTCGGTGGGTGCAACCTGCACCACTTCCGTTACCTGCTCTACAGGATTTTGATTTGATACGTTACTTGACATCGCATTTGTATTTTAGCAAAAACAAAAAGGCCGTGCTACGTGTTGCTAAGGCTTCAAATGCGAACACCTCCGGGGCATTTCTGCTACCCGACACGGCACGGCTATCTCTTTATATAGAAATATCCTATTAATTTTATTATGGTATGGATACAAAAATAGCCGCTACGTTACGGTGAACGGCGGCAACATCTGTACCGCATTTGAATTTTAAGCACTGCAAAGATACATAAAAAAGTTTAAAGCACCAAAAATTTTCGGTAAAAAGTTACTTACTTATACATAGTTTAACGTTTGAGGGCGGCAAACGTGCGTTAAACCGTCTAATTGGCTTAGCTTGTCGTGCTTCAATGGAAATCAATGTAAAACCAATGAAAGCAAAAGCCCCATCGGGTGTTAGTCCGATGGGGCTTACAGGCTGTACGCTTAAAGCTACCAAACAAATAAGGATAAAGCCTAATATCGTGTTAAAGCATCACTGCCGCCGCCAAATCGTGGGCGAACTTGTGCAATGAGTTCATAATCTTCTCTTTCTGCGCCTGGCGTGGCTTCTTACGTCCGTGCATGTACGCCCAAAGCTGCTTTTGGTTAATGCCCGTTATACGCTCCATGCCCGAAAGTGAAATGAGGCTACCGTAATAGTACATGAAACTTTCTGTGTCGTATCGCCATTCTATTTCGTAATCACCCTTAATGGGTTCCGGCCATTGGCTTTCGGGCAAATTCTTCTTGATAAGCTCTATCGCCTTTTCGGCATCTGCCTTGCACGCCTCTACGGTATCACCTGCCGCCCAAATGCCGTTGCAGTTCTCCGAATACGCGCCGAATGAATCCTCACTCGCGCAAATAGTCATTATAATTTTCTCCATAGTCGTATATGCTTTAAAAGTCGTTTAACCAATGTTCTTGTTATATGTTGTCTAGGTAAACCGGGGCTTAAAGCCCCAGTTCCCTTGCTATCTTCTTTCTCAACGGTTCGGGGATTTCCTTTGCCCCGTGGTACGGAACCGGCTGTGACAGCTTGCCGTCTTTCTCGTAAAAGTAGTGGCTACCCTCCGCATGGTGGTATTTCCAGCCTGCCTTTTTGATTTTCAAATGAAATTCTTTGTACTTCATAACTTTTTATCTTTATTTGTTTGGTACTGCAAAGGTAGTAATTTTTCTACCATTCACCAAATAAACTATGTTAAAAGTTACTTTATCCCCTATATTTTAACATATCACGACCTTATGGGCACAAAAAAGCACCAACAAATAAAGCCGTATCAGGCATTACCCAATACGGCTTAAACTTCGGTATGTCTCACCCGAATGCTCTTTATTTCAAAATAGAAATTTCATTATCAGTATATCCGCAAACCTCGGTTTCAATGAAGCCATAAAGCGGCTCACGCTTCCGCTGTACTCCGTAGGCTTGCCATTACTTGGCTTTGCACTACGGATTAACTCGTTATAGTATTGGTTTGCCATATCGTTTTTATTGTGCCAATGATTTGAAAAACTCTGCAAGTGCCGTCCATATCTCGTTTATGGAATGGCGGCAAGCAAACAAGATAACACCAATTACCACGGGCAATATGATTGAGCCTATCATACTTTGCATCACACCATGAAAATACACATAGCGCATTTTCTGTTTTTCCGGCAAAAGCGGCTTAATCACTTTTGTTAGGTGTTCGTTCTGATCCTTGGTGAAATCTGCGAGTATCTGTTTGGAAGTTTCTTCAAACGATTCACCCATAAAGTCCTGAAGCATCGCCAAAGCCTCGTTACGATACATGCGTATACGTTCGGGATTGTGGCACGTAGCATGGAAATTATCAAAATCCTTTGTACTCGGGTCTCTGCCGTCGTTGGCTTTCTTGTACTGCTCGATAAAAGCTATCTTTTCCCTTTTATACAAAGAATAGGCAATACGCCCGACCATGTCGCCGTCGTATCTTACAAGTTCTTCGTATATGAAATTATAGTGCTTTGCCATGTCGTGATTTCATGTTACTTAACGCACGCCCAAAGATGGCGTTTACATTGTCCTCCGTAAACGTATGGCTGTAAGTTCTGCCGTGTACGTGGGTGTTCACGGTAAACCCATCGGACGAAACTTTTTTGTTTTGCCCGATTCTGTATTCTCTCATCCTCGCATTTGCTTTGAGGATTGTTTTTTCTGATACCTTGCACATAATCTTTGCCTCCCAGGGTCTTTAAAATTAAAAATGCCATTAAATCTCCGCTGCAAAGATAATACTTTTTTCTGAAATAGCGGTTTCTTTGCTTGGTTAGTTACTTACTTATATGGTATTTTAACACAAATCGGTACGAATTTACCCGAAATCCGCCACAAACGCCAAATTATCGGTACGGAAAACGACGATTTCCATACGGCAAACCGCCGATAACCGTACCGATAATCTCACGGCTCACCCAGGGCATCCACTATCAGGCGCACTTGTGCCGGTGTAAAACTGCGGCTGCGCTCTGTGTAACCAATGGCGGCAAGCTGCTCCATAAGCCCGGGGTATAGGTGCATCCATCGGCGGAATTTCTTCCACGCCGATTCGGGCATGATGCAATTACAGTACTTTGCCGCAAGTTCCATGCGGCCGTACTCCCTTATCTTGAAATTATCTTTGTTCTGTTCCATGGGTGCGAAAGTAAGGAAAACAAACGTGAAAATACAATTAATCGCTGCCTACAACAGACGGTAACAGGACACAACGGCACGCATCCGGATTCTTGCCAAAAATGGCTGCTATCTTTGTGGCGGCAATAGTGCCAAACAACCTTTTAAACGCAAAAAGTATGATACGTTACAAGAAGTACAAAAGCAATCAGACGGGCGTTACCAAAAACAAGTGGTACGGCCGTGCCGTTACCGAACTTATGGAGTTTGAGGAATTTGTAAAGCACATGGCAAACCATCACTGCGTGTTCGGTGAGTCCACAATCCGCGGCGTGCTGATCGAGATGCAGATTTGTATGCGTGAGCTGCTGTTGGAAGGCAAGGCGGTGCGCCTCGACGACCTCGGCATCTTCCGCATTGGCCTGGAAACCTCTGCGGCTACCACCGCCAAGGAGTTTACCGCCGACAACATCAAGGCTGTGCGCCTTAACCTCTATCTCGGCAAACGCTTCCGTGCTGCGGATCTCTACAAAGATGCCAAGTTCCGTGAGGCTGGCAAGTATGATGGCGGCGGCGACGATGGCGGCGAGACTGCCGGTACCCACGATGAGGGTAGCAACACCAGTGGTGGCAATTCGTCAGGTGACAGCGACACCAGCGGCGGCAATATGTCGGACGGCGGCGGCTCCTCCGATGATTCAAACTATGTTGATCTATAGTAATGGCTTCTGTAATTAGTGGCGAAATATCGTCAATAATGCCGTTTTTAGGCGTTTTGACGGCATTTCGCCACTTTTCCGTATAGCTTTACCTCTCGTAGGTATAAAGTAGCCCTAACGTCATTAAAAGCGTTATCGCCCCATCTATCTTGCGGTATTGTGACACTTTGAGCGGCTTTTTGTTCTCCAGATTGTCGGTATCTATCACGCAATTTTCCAAACAGAAAGCGTTAATAGGGTTGTCGTTAAACTCTATCTTTACCGGGTCACTCCATGCAAGCATCTCAAAACTTTCAACTGGTAGGTTAAAGTTTCCGTAGGTCTGGCTAAATGGGGTTAGCACGTTCCTCGCTCCGACTGACTTTAAGATACTCGTTAGCTCCTGCGCCTTGTAAGCATCATAGCCGATACGGATAATATTAACCAACTTACTGCGCCGTAGTATGTCCTCGGTAATCATCGCCGTGTCTATCTTCTGCCCTTTACAGAAAATAAGATACCCTTTTTCGTTCCAAAGCCTATAAAGCTGCTCATTGGGATGCCCTTTTAACGCTCCCTCCGGGAAATAGTAATCAGTATGCGTGTAAAACTTCTTATTGCCCGATAGGTACACGGTATAAGATACTGCGCTGAAATCATCATGCACCGACAAATCAAACGCCACGGCACAATCTGGGCGGCCCTGCACCTGATCTATACAGAAATTGCCCAATAATTCTTTTGCCTTTTCGTGGGTAAACCACGTTTTTTCGTCGTTTATCGTGAAAATATTAAGCAATTTTGTACGAAAAGCTAACATATTTTCGGCTGATAACTGGGCGGTCTGGTACTCATTTTCGTAGTAGTCCGGTTGCACTGTGATACCCAAATGTGGCTGCACTTTCGCCCACGTCTCCGGGCTATCCTCTGCATCGTCCACATCAGGCATAAATATGGATGCAAACATGGTGTCGCTTTCTGCCTCACCTCGTAGTACCGCCATCACTCCGTCAAGTTCGTGGGCAAATGGGCCATCTACCACATCGCTTGCCGTGGTGATAATGATTGTTAGCGGCTCACGCCTTGGCCCCATTGATGTTGTCAATACGTTTTTGAGGTCTGCGCCATTCTTACCTGCCGTGTTTCGGGCTTGGGCGTACTCGTCCATTATCACCAATGAGGCAAACAAACCATCTTTGGTTTTGGCGTTGGCGGTCAAACATTGTATGAGGCTATCACGTCCACGGTCTTTGAAAGTAATCTTTTCACGATTAACCCTAAAATGCTTTTCCTTTGGGTCAATATCAAACATGATGTTTCGTATCTCATCAAAACAGATTTTCGCCTGATCGTAGCTATTTGCGCCCACGTATGCCTGGGCGTTGTTATCGCCGAAAAGCATATCATAAACCGCCAAAGCTGCGCACGATGTCGTTTTGCTGAACTTTCGGGGCACGAATAGGTAGGCGGTACGTATCAGTCTGCGCCCATCGTCTCGGGCAAAGCCGTAGATATTTGCAAACTGGTAGGCCTGCACCGGGGTTAGCTTATAGCGTGTGCGCCCTCGGATGCCACTAAACCGCAAAGCCTCGTAGAACTTGAAAAAACGCTTTACTCGCTTGGGCTTCCAATCGTACTTATCAAGCATCTGCAAAAAGCGTCTTACTCCCAATATTTCATACAAGTTGTGTGCGTCTGGGTGGTCTATCACTCCAAACACATAATCGCCGATACGCTTATCTGTTTCAATAAGCGCACGGCGGTAACGGTCGGCGTATGTACTGCGCCCCTGCTGCAACTGCTCCGATACCTCGGCTTTCAGTTGCCGAAATCTTTCTTTTTCTTCCTCTGTCATTCGTCGCCCTCCTGCATCGCTGCCATAAAGTCGTTAAAACTATCGTTGTCGCTCTTTCGTTCCTTGCTCTCGGTGTTCATGCCTAAAGCCCTTAACGCTTTCTGTCCC